CTGATATTTCTACTGCTTTAGGAGACAAAGGGTCTATTCCTGAATTTGCACCAAGCGCTACAAAAGTTTGTCTAATCCATTTGTGATGACAATCTCCGCCACCTTTGTATAACCAAATAGAATAAGTATCAGCACCTTCAGCACCCCATCCTTTATTAACTGCTGTGCTGCTCATTCTTAATATATCCTCTTTTCTGTAAACCTTTTTAGCATTTACCATTGACTTACAAAAATCTCTACTATTTACTGACAATCCCTCGCTATATTTGTAACGTGTAATAAATTTAAAATCATTTACAACGTCATCTTGTTCACTTTTTGAACGAGGGAATGCAGTGCCAGTGCTTACAAAGTTGTATATTTTAGAAAGTAAAGAAGGTGTTTTTTTATTTATGCTTTCAATTTCATTATCTAACTCATCTTCGGAATCGTAATCCACTTCTGTTTCATCTATAAGCATCCAATTTTCAGGTACATTTTCTCCGAATGCTGATAGGTCTAATTCGTCAATTGAACTTAATTCCGTACCCGTTTCTTCCGCTACTTGTTCTTCGGTTTGTGCATTTTCTAAATCTGTAAATTCTAAAGGTTGCAAAGTCTTGAAATACAATTTTAAACTGATTCCGTTGTATGCTAAAATAGAATCGAATGCTTCCAATATTTCTTCTTGCATTGGTCGTATAACCATATTGTCGAATAGTATTGAACTATTCTTTAACTCATCCGCATTTGAACTAAAACCGGTTGTTGTTGCAATTCCAAACAATAAAGGAGAGGTTACGTTATGTCCTAACATTATCTTTCCTAAACATTCGTTAGATAAGTATTGGAAATGTTCAGGCGCATTGTCCAAAGGAATAGAATCAATAGTTGTTTTACTTTCTGCGTTACGATTAAATGCAACGATTACTGGATTTCCATTTGCTCCGGTAAGTTTGTTTATTACCTTCGAACTAATTTGTTCTTGTTGCTCTTCGGTTGGTACGCCATTGTTAAAATTAACTACGATTCGCCCGCTAAAAGCATTCTTTACATCGTTAATCAAGTAATCCGCAATTTCTTCTTCCAACATTGAATACGGCAAGCTACCTTGATAATCAGGATAGCTATAATATTTCATTCCAACTGCATAAGGCTTTGAAAATAATATTTCTACCTCATCTTTTGATGTGCCAAATGCTGAATATCTTTGTGGCTTAAATTTCTTTACGTCAGTCCAATCATCCGAATAGTAATATCCTTCAATATTTCCATCTTCATTGCACTTTTCTGCACGTATTAAGTTAGTCGGTATGTGGTAAGCCTTTAAGATTTTACTATGGTCTTTATTATAATGCACCTGAATAGCAAATTGTCCAAGCATTTTTCTGTCCATACAGATTTTACGCACACAATCCTTGTTAAATAGCGACATCATTTGTGCATATTCGTTTGGCTTTCTTGACGCATCTAACGCACTTAAACCACGCCCGTATATTAAGCGTGAAATGTTGTTTATTATTGCGTTATTCGTTGTGCTATTCGTGTATCTATCTATCAAAAATTGATAATAATTATTATCCTCCCCGTATTCAACCCAAGCATCTCGCTTTGATTCTTGAATAGTAGGTGTAGAATAAGCCGCTAAATTTAATATGTGAACATTACTCATAAACTATGAATGTATTTGTTGTATTGTTGCTTGTATATTGTGCATTATTTACAGAAAAACTTGATGTACTTTGGTTTGTACAGAAAATCTTATCTCTAAAAATTATTGTTGAACCATTCTTTATTTCAATTGTGTAGAAATGGTTTTCTTTCAGGTTGAATACACCTCTTAATTGAACGTAATATCCAAAGTCTGATACTTCATAACCGGTTAAAGATGTTGTAACATTGGTTTGCTCATCCGTTATATATACATTGGTAAATGTTGCGCTTCTTGGAATGAAGTACATTCTTTGCGTATTTACATTTTCTGTTGTTAGAATTACCATATATAACTATAATTAACTTTTGGTTATTTTGTTTTGTAAATCAAAAAAGGCGACCATAATAGCCGCCTTAATTAGAGAAATGTATTTTTAAATGTTAAGCAGAAATAACAACCGCTGGCAACGCACCATTTGTAAATACTGTACACAATTGCGTTTGAGTTGCACAATTGATAAAGTTAGCCGGTATTTTTTCCATTGCAGTAAATGTCAAACTATAACCATTAAAATCACCCATTGCAGTACCTGAAGAAATAGTTCCCGCAGTAACGTCAGCGCCCTGGTCTAAACCTACCATAAAAAATTGGTGGTTTCTTGTTTCTACGATTACTCTTGGTCTACCCGCAGCAAGCAATTTAACTTGTTTAGTAGTAGCAGCATTTTGTGTCTTCAATTGAACAGTCAAAACTTGCTCGTAAAAAGTAGTTCCGTTGTCTCTTGAAGTTTGGATTGTTTGCTCAAATCCGTTTGCTCCTTTAAGTTCGTATTTATACAAAGATAAAGCTGAAGCACCATTAGGATCCCAAGTTGCAATTTGGTCTGAAAATTCAGCAGAACCATAAACAGCATTCTCGGAAGCTAAATCACCATAATTAGCAAAATATATATTTAGAAGTCCTGAAATAGAATCTTTACACGATTCAAGTCTTCCCATTGTAACATCACATGCCATATTTTTAAGTATTAAAAAAGGGGAAAGGACTACTCCAATCCCCCTTAAAGTTTATAAATTAGTTAATTAGTTTGCAGCGTTAGGAATTCCATAAGTTACTACGTCTTCAATTGCTCCAATTTGTACACCCGCTTGGTAACGCATGATTACTCTTACGTTCTTGTCTCCAAGTGTAGCCGATGTGTCAATTACCTGAACTTCTGTCAAGTCACTCATCAAACCAGTACCGAAATACAAGTTAGCAGTTTGAGCGCAAATAGCAGTATTAGCAGCAAGACCATTAACAACAAACAATGCAACTCCGTCGAACATTAATTCTCCGTTAGTATACCATTGTGTTCCTTTTGAATCTGTTCCGTTTCCACCTAAACCTGATGTTCCGAATCCACCCAGTGCACGAATGTAAGCACGAGCGATGTTTGGAGCAACATAGATTTTCAAATCTTCTTTTCCGTAAACTGTTTGTGGAATCGCATCAACGATTTTTCCAAGCTCCGTAACCACATTCGCCGCCGTAATAGTTGTTCCTGCAACTTCTTGAGCAGCCGGTAATAAAGCATCTGTAGAAACGATTGAACCAAATCCCGCAAATTGTCCTGAAGTAGCACCTACACCCGTCCAAATTGAAGTTTCAGTAGCAGCAGCAACTTTTTCAGAAACGTGTGCGATTAAGAAATCAGCGAATGTTTTTGGTAGAACATCGAATGCGGAATAACCCATTTCGATTGCAGACCAATCTGACTCAAATGAAGTCTTACAAAGGTTAAGATTTACTTGCAATTCTTTAGGTTGCAAAATTCTTTCTGTTAAAGAAACTGTTCCGGTTGGCGTGAAATCACATGAAGCATCTTTAATCAAGTTAGCATCAGATGTTACTTTCTTAACAACTTGCTTGTATTTTACATTAGGAATGATTGTAACTCCATTCTTGTCTAAAGTTGGAGCGGATAATAGGGCAGCAGCGATATATTTCCCTGCGAACTCACCAGCATAACTGGTACTTACATTAACTGTAGTTGGCATAATTTAATTTTTTAGTTTATTATTTATATTATTTATTTAATTTTTCGTATATCGAATCCATTACAGAACGTGAGCGTCCATTTGCATATCTCGTTACCTCTACCGGTGTAGTGTTTTCAGGATTAAACGAAATTGGTTTTGGAGTTTCAGCAAGTTCAACAACTTCCTCAACTTTGGATTTTTCTACTAATGCTTTTAATTCTGTAATTTCTGCTCTAAGTGCTTCGATTTCCGAAAAGAAAGATTCTTTCGTTACAGATTCAATAGTCTTTTTTGGTGTTGCAGAAACAGATGGCGCTTCAACTTCAGCAACTACTTCCACTTCAACTTCAGCTTCAGGCGCTTCAACTTCAGCTTCCATTTCCTTAACTTCAGCAATAAGACCTTCAGTCATTACAACCAAGATACGTCCATCTTCCATTTCGTACTCACCAACTGGTACGGGAATCTTTTGCTCGTCTTCAGTAACTACGAAAACTTCCATTTCAGGTGCGAATGAATCAGCCTCTAATACTGTCATTCCATCAGCGAGCTTCATTTGCTCTAATTTTACTTCCATATTAAGTAAAGTTTTAATTTGATTTATAATGTTCATAATAGTATAATTAAATTGTTATTATTTTGTTTTAGTTTTTGCTTAATTATTTGTTATAACTCTTGTGCTACTTGTTCTAACAACGTTGTTTATCGTGTCGCTTATTCCGCTTCCAATTCCTTGCGCTTGTAGTGTTCCATCGCAGCATTTAGAATCGTATGTTCCGTTCTCGCACAAACAACCACGCTTACCACCTTTAGGGCTTGTCTTACTTAAAGTCTTATTTTTTGCCATTGTTTAAGATTTGTTTAATTTTTTCTATTAGTTCGTTTTCTTCCTCTATTGCTTTCAAATCCATACTATCGGAAAATCTTCCCTCGATTGAATAGCCTTTAATCTTACCTGCTTTAACATCGTTCCAAACATCTTCATTGTCTACTTTCATAGCGACCATCCAAGTACCTTTTGGAAAGGAAAATCCGTACAATTTAGATTTGTCCATTTCGGAATCTTCAATAATCCACGATTCTACAACAGACATATCCTTTAGCTTATGGTTATGTTCCATTGTTACTTCGTTTTGATAGTTACGCATTAAGAACAATTGGCTTGCTTTTTCGATTGTAGCCTCTGAAAACCAAATATCGAAGACTTTATTGCTTTTGTCTAATCTCGGTATTTTCTTATTTGGAATCAATGCAGCACCCATAAGTACTTTCTTTTCCTCATCAATTACTTTCAATTCCACAACTTGCTCCGATAAAGCAATAAAATTAGATTCGATTGCTGGCTTATTTACAACCGAAATTGCGAATACCTCATCCGTTAAATTCGTCTCGTCAATGATTAGTTCAATTAATTGTCTTTTCTCCATATTTCTATAATTTAAAAACTTGCATTTTGTATTCGATTTCTATCTAATGCTTGTGCGGATGTAACCTCACCACTTACTACATACGCTTGAATTGGTTGTCCACCAAGTTCAGCGAGTTGATTTATTCCTGAATTGCCTACAATGTTAAAGTTAGGAGCAGTAACACCACCGCCACCACTTGGAGCAGTTGGTATATTTCCACCACCACCCCCACCATTCGGAGTTTTAACAGATGCAATTGCTTTGATATTTTTAATACCGGCAGCTATTGCAATACCCGCATTTATTGGTGCTAATACCGGACCTACAAATGGAATACCAACAGTTGCAGAATAAGCCTTTTGTGCAGATAAAAATGTTTCTATTGTCGCTGCTGCTATTGCTGCTGCTTTACCCGCTGCCGTTTGTTCACCTAATAAGTTAGCTAATTGTGCGAAGGTATTAGATACGGCTTGTGCAGCTTCAATTTTTTGGTCTCTTGTTAATTTTGCTAATGCTATTTCAGCATCTGCTGCGGCTTTGTCTGCTGCGGCTTTATCTGCTGCAATTTGCGCATCTTTTGTTTTTTGCGCTTCGGCTAATTCATTAAGTTTGTCTTGCTTTAATTGTTCCGCATCAAGTTCTAATTGTATGTACTTTGTATTTACTAAATTTTCTTCATTCCTTTGTGCTTCAATTATTTGTGTAGCATCCTTATTGTATTTTTTAGCAAGTTCAATTTGCGCCTTATACTTATCAGATATTGCATCAAGTTCAAGTTGTTGGTCTGTTTTTATAGCGTCTAAATTTGCCTTTGTTGCTGCTGCTAAAAATTGAGTTAATTGCTCTAATTCTGCCTTTCTTTTTGCTGCTCTTTCTTCTGCTCGTTGGATTGCCTTTTGTCTTGCTTTTTCTGCTTCTTCTTCCGCTTTCTTTTCAGCATCTGTTAATTCTCCAGTTGCCGCTCCGGTTTTCTTTAATGCATCAATCTTTTTATTTAAAGATTTTTCCGAGTCATCAATGGATTTGATTTGCTTTTCTAAAGATTTAGTAGAACTATTTTGAAAGTCACCTAATTTCTTGGTTGCGTTTGCTGCATTTTCAGCACCTGTACTAAACCCTAAAAAACCATTTGCAGCACTTTCACCATAATTAAACGTAGCAGTGCCTGCATTTTCTATTGCTTCGGTTTGAAGTTGTAATTGTAATTGTGATTTTTTAGTGTATGTTTCTTCACGAATAGATGCAAGCGCCTTTGCTTCGGCTTGTAATTGAAGTAGTTTTATATTATCGCCTAATTGTGCGTTAATGCTTTTAATAGAATCCTTTTCTAAATTAACATTTCGCAATAATCCCGGATAATCCGCTTGAAATTCCTTTATTAATCTTACTTTTTCAGCACGATTTAATGTCTCATCTTTTAACGAATTACTTAAAGTATCGGCAGCATTTACTTCTTTGCTTATGGCAGTTGTAGCCTCTGCGATAACCTTGCTATTTAATCTTTGTGCATCTGTTGCCGCTCCTAATGCCTGACTAACTGACTCCCAATTAGCAACAAGTAAACCAACTCCGGCAATTAAAAGACCGATTCCTGTAACCATAAATGCCTTACTTGCTGAAGTCATTTTCGCAAACGCATCTTTAACAACCGAGCCTAATGCAATAAATTTATCTCTTGCCTCTAAGGCGCCTTGTATACCTTGAGACAATGCCATTGCGGATTGTACCTTTAGTAAGGTTTTCTGTAGGTTTTCTGACTCAACACCTATTAAACCCATTGCGCCTTCATACGCTTGGAATCCATTTAATACACCGCCAATTGAACCACTTAATGCATTAAATTTAGCATCCGGATTAAAGGCATCTGTTAAGTCTTTTGCATCGGCAATTTTATCTTTAAGAATACCTGCAGCCTTTGCAGCAGCAGCAGCCTCTTTAGATGTCGCCCCGAACTTATCCGATAACGCAGCAACATCAGCTTGTGCTTCTCTTAACTGCGCCTTTAAGGATTTAAATCCAGATTCTTTTACTTCTAATTCAATTGTCCGCTTTTCCGCCATTGCCTTTAGTTTTTGCCATTATTATTTCTCGTCTTGCTTGTTTCCAATGTGCTTTAATAGATGTCGAAAATTTGTACTTTCCTTTCGCTATTTCGATGTTCTCCGATACTCCTAAATGCTCTCCGATTTGAAGCATTGCAATAATATTTTTTATCATTATTCTTGAATTATATATAAGGTGTTATCTATTAAATCTCCATTTTCGTATTCTGTTGTAAGCGTAATTGGATATACTTTTCCTCCTCCTTGTTCGCTTCGTAACGCTATCAATTCTTCGGTTGTAATTGTTGCGCTATCTTCTGCCGCTATTAAAAAGAAATCACTTGTATTTTCAGGATAAGTAAATAGAACTTTATCGTCAGTTGTTACAATATATTTATCCGCAGTTACTCCGGTAGTCCCCACATCTATAGTTATTTTGGTGACTTGATTTCCTATTAATATAGGCACTGTAATTGTTCCACTTGGTTTAGGCACTGGAGATGTTGTAATCGCATTCATTGCCCTAAAATCCAATATCAATACAAACGTAACTTCACCGCTTGTAAGTTCGGATTTCATTTCGTTTATTATGTACCGCTTATCTCGAATGATTAGCCTATCGTTTAATTTAAGGCTTGTAAGAATAGAAATTGGTAGTTTCGTTTTGTACGTATACATTCTATTTTTACGTGCGTACAAGTTGTTTAAATAACCTGAATAATATACGCTATAAATGCTATTTGGATTTACTACATTATACAAAGTTGAAATATCAGCACCGAAATTTAGTGACCATTTGAAGTTATTATAGGTTAAATCCTGCCCGAATGGTCTATAACTTGTTAATGTTGGAACAGTTGAGCCATTATCAAACTTAAAACTGCACGTTTTAGCTTCCTCAATATACATTAAAGAAGGCTTCGGAATGTATGGAACTAAACTTTTATCTAAATAATAACCTACTTGTAAATTTGTACCGGTAAATTTGTTGAATAATAGGTTTTCAAATGGCACTTTAACCTGATATTCGCTTGACTCGTAGTTATAACTTTGTTGCAAGTCTCCATATTGCCTTCCAAATGTATCGTAAAATTCTACATTAGTAACGGATTGAGATACTTCATGCGTAAATGCAATCTCTTTGTATACTTTTATGCGCTCAATATCTACAGAATCAATGTCAGTATAAGGTGTTATATTCAATATTCTGCCTTTCTTATACCAATCTTCCAATGGCTCAACTTGGAATGAATAAGGTGTAAGTCCGTAACAAGTAAGATTGAATTTCTTAAGTATGCCCGTAATGAAATCAGCTATTTTCATGTCCGGCATAACGGCGGATAAATCTACCGTTCCGATTAAAGATTGGTTTGTACCATATCCAATAAATAATCTTTGTTGCAATATTGAAGGATTTCCGTATGCGTCTTCTATATAATAAGATTGTTGATATTGCATATTTACCTTCATAGTTAAAGGAAAATCCGAAGATATATTTAGCGTGATTTTCTTATCTAAACCAGGCTCGTTCACGTAATCTAAAACTAAATAACTATTTAATCCTAAATCCGTAATTGTAGTTTGATAAATTCCATTTTCAAAAATATCAATGTAATAATTTATAGCTGAATTTGAAACGTAAGAAATTGCAATTGTAATTTGATGTGATTGTGTATTAGCATCTACCGCAGCAATCGCAGGGTCTATGTATTGTATATGCAACGAATCTTCTACTAAATCAAAGTAATCGTTTGTAGGTGATGTAGTAACTAAATCCACCCTTTGAAATGCAGTTCTAAATTTAAATTCTGCTTTATTTTTCAAGTGCATGAAACACTCGGTAAATCTTTTATCGGTTAAGAATAACCCTTGAAAATCAATGTCGTATTTTGTCTCTATTGCTTGAAATAATCTACTAATTTTTATTGCAGGAAATAGTTCGGTATATGCAATTGCGTGTGCAGTTTGCGTAATGTCATTCACTCCACCTCCTGAATTCTCCCATGCACGTAATGAAGATACTAAAGGATAACGCACATCTAAATCTGCCGTACTTGTAACTCTACTTTGTACTTCGCTACCCGTATATAAATGTGAATAGGCAGACAAATCCAACGTATTCATTTTCTCGTCACCTATCAAATCAAAAAGCGTAACGATGTCTCCGTAGAATGTCAATGTGTAACTTTCAACACTACCATTTTTTAGATTAGATTTTTCTATTTGAATCTTACCCGTTCTAAAATTAGTTAAGTCAATTTCAATCTTTGCGTCTCGTCTAATCTGATGGTCGATAGTTGCGTTAACATCCGATTGATAAAAGTGCTGAAATATTTGATTGTTTACAGTCGATGCTGGAACTGTAAATGATTGGCTAAAATCCGTAAATACCTTTGCGATATCCTGAATATTTTGTACGGATGAATTTATCTCAATCTTTTCATCGTTGAATAATTCTAATCGTTTGCCTTCAATATAAATTTGTACATCTCTCATTAAACTACAGAATTAATTATATCGTTTGCAATGTCAAATGTCATTTCGTAATTAATCATTTTGGTATTAATTGATTTGAATAACTCCGTACTTTTTGTATTCATTTTAGCCGGTCTATCGTTAACTAAAATCCTATCCGATAACATCAATTGCTTAATTGTTTCTGCATAATCCTCGCTTACCCAATCGGTGTTACATTTAATAGTTTCTTTTCCGTTGGTGTTGAACGTTCTTCGTTGCCCTTCAAATTTTGAGTAACTAACTAAATTCGTTTGTAGTAAATTGTACTCCGATGTTTCAACGTTAATATTAGTATTAGATGCTTTGAAGAAAAATTCACGTTGCCATGCCCCGTATCGGTTAATAAAATCCACAACAACTGGCTCGTATCTGCATTCCGTTTTAGGCTTAAAAGTTGCAGTCCAAACAACCGCATCTGCTGCCGTTAAAATTTCTACTTTATTACCTACTGCAAGCCAACCCGGAAACACTCTATATGTATCAATAACCGCACTTGTTGTAATAGTATAAATATCCGTTGCTAATGTAGATAAATTCGTTCTCTTAATCTTATAGCCACTTGTTGCATCTAATGTTAAACTTCCTGCTCGTTTTAAAAAGTCAGTTGTTAAATTGGCAGTAGAATCGTAATTATAGTAATACGTTTTTTGGTCTAATAAATACTCGCCCAAGTTAGGATTGTAACCTTGTTCATAATAGCCATAGCCATCGAATGCCTTATATGTAGTTGTATCAATTAAATTCTTTGTACCTACTACTACTTTATAACGCTTAACCACGACATTGCAATATTCTAAATAAGGAGTTGCAGCGTTATTTTGATTGTACACGTTATTAAATGCATTGTGCTTTATGTACTCACGAACGTACTCTGATATATCGTAAGTCGTTTGGAAATTCGTACTTGATGGAATTAATTTCGATAGCTGATAAGTTGGTGTGCTTGGTTGCGTATCGTTTGCGTTCCAAATAAATAGTTGGATATAACTTCCTGTTTGTCCTATCTCGTTAACCTCAATTATATAAGGTGATTTTACAAATATATTGCTCATTTTTTAGTTAGTGTTTCTTTCATTATTGAATCAAATAATTGTTCGGCATCTAATCCGTATTTATCCACCAATACATCAGGCAGTTTCTTAAATGCTTTCTCAAATGGTTTAGTAAAAAATAGGCTCGGTTTAATTCCGTTGATAAATATACCACGAGCAATAGCAAACTGCAGTCCTTTACGGCTCATCAATTTTCCTTTCTTATCTCTTGGCGCAATACCTTTCCTTACAATCCATTTATCCAACTTACTTGGTGGTGGCATTTTGGTTGTATAAGAAAATGGCGTGTTGTATTTTTTCTTAATACCTGAAACCCCTTTATCCTGAAAATATCCGTACGCTTCCATTTGAAAGTACATACTGATTGAGTTAGGCATTTCCTTAACTTGTCCCTGAATCGATTTAGATAACTTTCCAGTGCTATCTTTACCCATTGATTTTAGGTTAGCTTTTGCTTCGTTTATTATAGTATCACGAAACTTAATTAAGGCTTTCTGCGTTTCAGTCATTTTAACAGATTGTCATTTCGTTAGGAACTAATACATCGAATGTCATTGTCCATCCTGCTAATAAATTCTCGAATCTTTCTGTAAATGGCTCACAACTTGGATTGCCATCTACCACAAAATTATCATCGTACATATCACCTCTACGCAACATCTCGTACGCACGATTTAATACCGCTAATTGTGTATGTAAAACATCCTGCTCATTATCGTTTCCTATGAATATATCTGTAGCTTCTGACTTTGAAATATCTACAATGTCCATCGCAATAATAGATACATTAAAACGCACCACATTGCTTTCAAAGTTAGCTGAATTTACCATGATGTGAATCAAAGGAAATATAGTCTGCTTACCTAAATCTACTTTAAATATATCACCTTCCGTTATTGTGTTCACGATTACGTCAGCATCAAAATGCGCTTTTAAATCGTTCAGTACTTTATAATAATTTGTCATCTATTTTTATTTAAATGCTTGTTAAGTTGCCTTTGTTCGATTTCGGTTTTCTGCTTTTCAAAGGTGAGATATGTGAGACATTGAGTAAGTTTGTATCCGGTGACAATGTCAAACTTTGTAATGTCTGATTGAGCGAGGCAAAATATTGATTGATACCATCCCCACTGCTTGGCAAATTGAGCTTGCTCTGAAAAGTCGCTTGAAAATCCTTGTTCATCTGAACTTGTAGAGTTAAATAAGTAATCGTAGCCTGCAATAATTCTTTTCCTAAAGTCCAAAAAAAAACCGAAGATGCTAACACGATATCAAGTGGTGCGAACTTCATTAATTCTTGCATATCGGGATTAGGATTATAGTCTATAATTTCATATTTACCTTTAAAATTCTTGGTAACTGGTCTATACATAACTGCCATTGCTTTGTGGTATGTCTCCCAATCGTTCAAATGCGATTCCAAATCCACATATTCACCTAAAGTTATGTCTTCCAAGTTCGTTATAAATCCAAACTCTTGATTTCCGATTTTAAATGTAGGTTGAAATTTAGATTTCGTATCAAATAGTTCTGCAAAATGTACTATCAATTCGTTTATTGTAGTAAGTTTCATCTTAACTACGTCCTTCAATTCAATGCCGCAGAAGATTTCAATCATTTTCTGTGCGATAAATTCCTCATCGTTGCTATTTTTCTGCATCTTCAGGAAGTCCTGATAGTGCTTTAATGGAATCTCACTTAAAGAAGTTGGTATAATTAATTCGAGCTTCATATATCTATAATTAAATTTTAGGTTTATTGTTGTAAGCAAATGCAACATCGTATGCAGCAGCTAACATTTTGAAATGTAAATGCATTCTCATAAGGTCATCGAATATTATAGTTATCCATATTCCTTTCTTATCAAATATATACTGCTCAACTACTCGTTTCATATGTGGTAAGTCATCTGTCATCTTATGTGGTATTGTTTATGGAATGGATTATCAAGTTGGTAACCTACTGCGTATCTAATGGCATCGAGTGCGTGGTTATGTTTATCGATTGGTGTTTTACTTTTACGTTCAAGCCAAGAATAGTTGTTTAATTCTTTAATCAAATCTATCGAATCCTCATCAACTATCAAGTCGTAATCTTGCAGTAAACTAATTCCATACGTTACACTTCCTTGACCTTTAATCGCCTCCATTATATTAAGACCTTTATCTCGCAGTTCGTTTATCAAACGTGGTTCTGCTGAATCAGCTACAATTAGGCAGTCATTTGCAATGGATTTATTAAGCCTATAAATATCAGATGTCGTTAAGCCAGTTTGGTATAGGTGTAATTTCAGGTAAATAACTTTATTAACCGAATCAATTGATGTCGCTACTAATGTTGTAGGGTCTGCGCTAAATCCAAAATCTTGTCCATATACAACGCTTCCAACATCTTTGAATTTGCCTATTGTCCAATTGCTGAAAATCACACCCTCGGCACGATTCAACCAACCCCCAAGAATTTGATGCTGATACTTATCCGGTCTCCTTTCTTTAATCGTTTCTATTTGCGATAGAAAAGACTCCGATAGGTTGTGTATATTATCAAAATAGGTTGTATGTATGTACGTTGTATCCCCTTTAATCGTATTCGAACCACCCTCAATTCCTTTACCCTCAAAGAATCGTTGGTAAATAAAATGCTCTTTGGTAGCAGGATTTAGAATAAGTATAACCCTATTCTGTTTTGTCTTATGTCGTATGGATAAATCAATTTTATCGAATGTATCTTCGTCTGTTAATTCTTCCGCCTCGTCAAGTACCCAAGTAGTGACACCTTGTAACGATTTAAGGTTTGCAGTTTGTGTTCCGCTACTTGTTTTAATTCCTTTAAAGATTATCTTGCTGCCAGTCTTAACGTTTATAATCTCATCCTTTGTAACTGCGAAATCGTTAGCCATTCCAAGTAGTTCGATTTTCTCTATAAACTCGGGAATAATACTTATTGCAGCCGATACTAATGTGTAACGTGTAAATAAAATAATATGTCCTGATTCCCTTGTGAGCAAACTAAGGAATGTAGTTATACTAAAAGACTTTGAACTACCTCTACCGCCCGTAATTATAAAGTATCTTGAATCCGAACCTAAGTTAAAATATTTATCGTTAATCGTTACCAATTTTGAAGTAGTCCTTTATATTAAAATCGTTAACATTCAATGTAGTTTCAACTGTCTCTTTTGGCTTACCAAATATATGTTCCGCCACGAAGATTTGCCCTCGTTGTGAATCTAATAAATCTACTACAAATGCCACTTTATTGTCGTCGTCTAAATCTTGCTTGTAAAGGACTTTAAGTGCGTTAATGAATATAGCATTAGCTTTTAATTCATCTACTTTTGTAGGTCTTCCCGCACCTGTTCTTGCGCCTCCATTCTTCTTCTTTTCTTCCATCTGAAAAAAGTATTATTTATTCAGTTCTCACTATAAACCATTTCGTAGAAAATCCTACTATTAACCTGATTCAATTCTATTTGTTTCACATCACTATAATAAACCATATACGCAACATCAGCAGTTTTTAAAGTTGCCTTTAATTTTGCCCATTCTTGTTGGTGTAACTTATCGTTTATTATTGCGATGTAATACCTCATCAGATAGTATCTTCATACGTTAGCATTACTTGCTTTAATTGGTCTACCATATCTTTCAAGCAACTTGAACAATTAGAAGGCTCATTTCTTTGTAAGAATATGCGATTATAAATAACCAATATTTGTGCTTGGTCGCTTGGTGTTACTTGATTGGTTTTAGTTTCAATCCACGCCTTTAACCATTCGTATTCATTCTCAGTTAAGCACAAAGGTTTCTTGTACGGAAACAATGCGTTTAGTTTTTCCTTACGCTCATCGCATCCACAATCTTCGCCTAATATAAATTTAGCCACCTTATCTATTCCGGTTGCTTTTAAAACACTTTCTACTGTGTCGCCTAATCCTTTTGCTTGTATTTTTTTCGGTCTTGCCATATCTATATAATTACAATTTTACGTTTTTGTTTAAAGCAGTTCAAAATCCTCGTTTAAATAATCTTCCCAATCCTCTCCGATATTGTCCTTAATTTTCTTCTTGCAAGTTTTTAGTGTGTTGAAAATACTTGAAAGGCTTATATTAGATTTGGCTGCGATTTTACGCATAGAAGTTTTCTCGTTGCGATAGATTTCAAATAGCATTTTGTCGTACCATTCCCAAGAATTTATTTCATCCAATATTTTAACTTCAATAGCATTCTTTGCAACAAGCATCTCAGTATTGTTTGACATTTCCATCATATAAAGATTCTCTAATGAAACGTACTTGATGCGTTTGGATTTATTAACGTGTTGTAAAAAGGTATTCTTGAGTGATAGCCACATATAACCTTTATTAATTTTGCCATCTGTGAATAGCTTATCCTCGCTGCTCCACTTCAAAAGGTTTATGTAGGTTTCTTGGACGATATCTTCGGCAAAAAAGTACTCGCCAAAAGAGTGAACAAATTTAGTCCACTCCTTATGATTATTTACGATTGGTATTATCCAACTCATATTTCATTAGTCTAATTTTAGTAAATATACAACTAATAAATATATATAGTTTAGCATTGTTTATAAGTTAATCGTTCATACCTTGATTCAATTGTGACTGAGCGTAGCTTAATTCCGCTTTCAATATTGCTATTTGCTCAATTAACCTATGATTTTCTGTCTGCAATTCGTCAATATGCGAATCCAAATACTTCTCTAAAGATTCATATTCTTTGAATCGGTTTTCTAGTGTTTTAAATATTCTATTATACATATCAATACTCCATTAAGTCCAACGCTTCATATACCGCAAAGGCTATCTTCTCTCGGTGATGCCACATCAACTCCGTAATGTCGTCGTTATGCAGCGTTTTTATTGTTTCGATGCGCAATGTTTCTAATTGTTGCTCATCCAAATCGTATGGAGTTTCAAAATAGTACTCTACTTCTAAATCCACACCTTCTAATTCGATTCTAACTGATTGACTTTTCATACTTTTTAATTTAAATTGTTAATAATTTCTACAAATATATATTAATTATTGTAATGTAGTGCCAAAACTACAAAATAATTATGCATTTGGCGGATTATAAATTTTTATAACAAGGTATAAGCGCAATTAAAACAGCGCCTATACGGATGTTAGCAAACATTGATAGGTTACTCACTTCGAAATACGTTTTCTGTAACCGTTACAAATATCAAGAATGAAATCGATTCTGTTTTCTTCTGTATCAAACCCAGTCATCATTTCTTCAAGAGTATCTTTCAGTATTCCCACTTGCTCATCAATTGATTTGTGCTTTTGTTTTTGCAGATATTCTTCAGCGTATTGGTCACACATCAATTGTATTTTATACCTTCCCATTTCAGTATTCCCAAACTTATCAATAATCTCGTAAGCCATTTCTTGAATGGTTTTCTCTCTATCTATTTTTACTCTTTCCATAATTCTAATTTTAGTTCATTTATAATTTTTCCGCAACGATTTGCTAACAGCAACTTAGCGCAACTTTCAGTATGCGCTAAGTTGTCAAACGTTATGTCTCGTTTAGTTTTATTTAAAAAAAATATAACAAGGTATAAGCGCCATTGAAAAAAACAGCGCTTATACGGATGTTAGTGGCAAGTTGGCGAACCATACCAAATAGCTTTTTCCACATCTAAACGAATTTTCCATTGGAGTTTTACAATAGTTGTTTTCTCAAAATCTTTTTCCTCAACTAATGTGATTATATCGTTAGTAAGTTCTCTAATTTGTTTTTCGTATTTTAATTTCATTTTTTGGTAAGAAGATAACCTGCCACTAACATCGGTTTTGTTCAATGCCTCGTTTTCGGTATTGTTAAATTCTGTTTTCATAATTAATATTTTTTAAGTTAGAACGTTTAGTTTTCTAAGTCGGCACTAAACAAAGCCGAGAAACGTTATGGTTAATAGCCTACTTAGATTTATCTTTGATTTCTTTGAGACTGTCTCTAAGAGAATATTTCGCATCCCACAACACTCGTCTATAAAAAACATAAGCGTGTCTTGCTTGCATTGCACCTTCTACATTGTGCAAATCTGATATTCTTTCAGTCAATAATGTTTCGAGTTCTTTAACCGTCTCAAAAAAATCATCTATTTTTTGTTTTTCAATTTCGTATTTCATAATAATAAAATTTATTTGTTTTTAATCTTAGTCTACAAACCATAACCACTCCTTAGCGCAACTGAAAATGCGCCAAGCCGTCAAACGTTAGTGTCCCGTTTAGTTTTATTTAACTGGACAAAATTACGGCAGCAAATTCAAAATACTGCCGTAATTTTGTTTACAGTAACCTACTTAGTGTAAATCAGAAAGGTAGATCATCCCCGACCTCATCTGCAATAGTCGCACGATTCACTACTTCGCTTAACTTCTCGCTTGTTGACTTCATTTCTGTAACAATACCATCAATCTTCCATACAACAATCGTATTGAAATACTTAACTTCGCCTTGAGGATTAGTCCAAGAACGTCCTCGCAAATTATAATGTGCTTCAATAACTTGCCCCACTTGAATCGAATCAATAAGACTACATTTATCCTGCTGTAATTCAACTTCAATTAGTTGCGGATAATCTCCAGCTTCTTCAACTACAAACGTTCTTTTACTAAACTTTTCTGTAACTTTAATCGTTTCATTTTTTACGATTACTTTTCCTTTAATTGTGTTCATTTTGTTTTGTTTTTAATTGTTAATTATTAAAAAGAAAGCTGCCAAGTTTCCGCCTGACATTTAACCATCCCGCTCTCTGGCACTTTCTATTGTCTATTTATACATTTCATTTAACTTCAACAACGCCATATTCAATTCGTGGTTAATCTTACCGGCTTCGATTGTCGCTATTTCTACCCACTCGCTTACCTTCTTTATGTTTGGCTTTGCTTTCGTGCCTAAATCAATCAATGAATCCCTTGTAAGTGATTTGTACCACAATGCTTTTACTTTACTTTCAGGTCGGTAAGATACAAAATACATCGTTTCTAACTTAGGATTAACTGTGAAGTAATGTAAAACTTGGTGGATATTGTCGCTTGGTATTTCATTATTCAAAATAGTTTCGGTGTGCTTCTTTGATCTTGGGCATTTGATTTCAAGACCGATTGTGTCATCTTCGGATAGTCCGTCAGGTGAAATGCCTAAAATTGGAATAGCAGTATTTTGAATGAATCCAATCTCTTTAAAGGATATGAATAACTCATCCGATATTGCTTCCCTTGCGTATGGCTCAAGTTCAGTCCCTCTAACCATATCCGCTGAAGAATAACTATCTTCTAATTCCCAGTCTTCAATGTGTTGCGAAATCAAATCTATAAGTAGTGTATCGGATTTAATAAACAATCCTTTCGATGCAGTACCGGTGATTTTACCGTGACGCAATTCTAACCAATCTGCAGTTCCTTGTGTTATGTTGTGTTTAATCATTTTGTAGTTGTTTAATAAAAAATTCAATTATATCTTTCAATTCTTCACCATTATAAACAACTGTGACTAATTGTTCTATATGGTCTATTCCGTCCCCATAAAAAGATGTGTATATTTCACAAAATTGTTTATCTGTCATAACCGCTCTATTTGTTCTTCCGTTAATAAATAATCCTTAATCAATTGTTCCTTGTCGAATTTGCCCGCTTTAATCGCATCTAAAGCCTTTGCGAAACGTTCCGGTGTTATCGGTTGTTTTTGTTTAATTAGTTGTGTAGGCTTAACTCTAATCCCTCCAACTTGTTTACCCATCATTTTAACTGACGGGTCAAAACTCAACTCAATAACTACACCGATCCAGTTACCGATGTTTCTTGATTCAGCAGACGTTAACGATTTTTGTAGCTTAACAACAGCTGCGATTGTCTTGCGATTGATACTATTAACTACCATTGGCTTCACGTCTTCCTCAAATTCCAAGAAGTACCCATCGGTTTTGTTGCCTGAGACGTCAACACCTCGTGCGTAATAAGCATCTTTGATTGTCAATACGCATTGACCTAATTCATTCACGATTGTTTCTACATCAATACCTGCAATGTGCGTAGACTTGCGATATTTCATGCAGTCAATTTCGTGTTCTTTGTTCATACTATAATGTATTAAATAAAATAACCCCAATACTAATAGCCACGACCAAGAGGCATTTTAATATTGGGGCTAAAAATAATTTAGATTTCTTCATTTGGTCGTTACTTAATTTTTTGTAAATATAATACTTATTCTTTAATATCAAACTATTTTATTATTTATTTTTCTTAACCATTGCTCGTAAATATTAGATGCAATTTGTGCAGTCATTACTGGTGGAACTGACATACCAATTAGATAATATGGTTTTACATTATTGAAATTATAATCCTGTGGGTATGTTCCGATGCATTTTGATTCAAAGTCTGAAGTATATCTTGCTTCATCAAATAAACAATAGCAGTCTTTTTTAGTTGTTAATGTTCCGCAAACCTTATTTGTATATAAGAAATTTGTACCAAAACCTGTGTTTGGCTTATCTCTTTCCCTATCATTTATATTAGCAAACGAATCGTCTCCATCTATTCGTTTTAACCATAATGTTTTGTAAAAATCACTAATTGGATATTCATTGTTTTTTGTGTTTATAAATTCTTTAAATGGTATTTCTTTTTCATTAAACTCCATTTCAATCTTTGGAATTTCGGTAAACATATCTTGCTGGTGTAAAAAATCTTTAGCTAAATCTTTACGCAAACAAATGAAAAACACACGTTCTCTTCTTTGTGGCACTCCCATTTTAGATGCATTAAGTAGAAAATGTTGGCAGTAATATCCTGCCGCATCAAATTGCTTGTATATTTCTTTAACATATTCCTTTGCATTACCCAAAAGTAAACCTTTTACATTTTCCGCTACTACTACTCTTGGTTGCAACTCTTTTGCTAAATCTATAAAGTCAAAGAATAATGTATCTAAAACTTGGTCAGCTTGTCCCTCTCTAAATTTCTTCTCTTTACCCCAGTCTTTATCTCTATTACCAGCCATTGAAAAAGATGAACAGGGAGGAGAGCCATCAAGAATATCCAAATTATATAATTCTTTAGGTAAGTCAGTACGATTTTTAAATGTTTGTATAGGTTCAAGGTATGCATATTTTGGGTTGTGATTAGTTTTGTATGCTTCAATCATTTTTGGGTCTATCTCGTTACAGCCCAACACGTCAAATCCTGCAAGTTTATAACCCATCGTTGAGCCACCTCCACACGCAAAGCAACTAAATACTTTACCTTTATCTTTTGTAAAAACTGCATCTTTCAAAGTCCAGTTGTACGGATATTTGTGTTCTTGTTTCATATCGTCTCAATTAAATTTATTTCACTATCCCGCAATATACACCCCAACTTAAACCAACAATCGTCCTTAGCTATCTCAATTGCTTGCTCAATACTGGTCGCAAATGTCTCAATGAAATATGTTTGCTTGTATGTTATTCTATATCGTTTCATAATGTGTTAATTTTAATTTTAAATTCGTCAAGTGACCTTACTAACCAGTATTCGTGATTTAATAATTGTACTCGCTCTTGGAAATCTTTTTGTTTATCTGATTGCTTACCTTTAGCATCCTTAAATTCGCAAAATATTACACGATTTTCTAACACTATAATTGTATCAGATGCGCCTGCCAACATTCCGGTAGCTTTTTTAAACATTTGCTCACTTGCATTTCTTCCCTCATTAGGAACGCTAAACATAATTAATCTTGGATCATGATGCTTTAAACAAAATGTGTTGTTAAACCAAATATAACACGCTTGTTGAATTGCTGATTCTTTCATAATTTTCTATTTTCTATTTGAATTTTTGCCCATCGATGATGATAGCTCATTAATTTTCCGTAAATCTTAAAATCGTTAGCAGTTTTTAAATGGTAATATATCCAATTTTTTGAATATCCTTTTAGCTTCTGAATTTGAATTAACATATCTATACTTGCAGTCTTTGCTACCT